AAGAGACAGCTTGGATGATTGCCGATAACCCGACCGAGGAACAAAGAGAAAAGTTTAACTGGGTACAAACAGATGACGGCCACGATTGGACGTTGGAGAATGTCTGGGAGTTTGAAGATGATGATCTTCAGGAGATACCACCACACGAAGAATTTGAAGTTAGCCAAGCGGCTAACAATGATGTGAGTACAGATATAGACGGTCTCACAAAAGAAGAGGTGGAAGCCATAGACGAGAAAATACGGAGGTGGGAATTAGAGTTTCACCCACTCGATGAAACACAAAGAATATTCTTTCGTATGCACGAAGCACACCATCTCAAAGTAGAAAAGTTTAACGCTAGCCACGCGAAGAGGATGCACGAGATAAGAGACGAACTTAACAGCGTAATGAAAACAGCTTTTGTAGAGTGCGAACAGGGACAGATGGGCGCAGGTAAAGACAAGTTGGAGTTTCCTGAACCTGTACAGCTACAGAAGCATAAGGCTAACCCACCGCGTAATCCGTTTGCTTCAGAAACTCAAAGTATAAAAGGCCATAAGTCCAGAAAATAACCAAGCATGAAAGGAGAACAACATGAACATGCTTTCAACTACTGCCCTAACGGCAGACGTTAGCCAAGTGGCTAACCCCATAATCGAAGATGACTTTGACTTCGCGTCTATATCTTCGGCGTCTTTACTTATGTATGTGTCCATATCTAGTTGGGCAGGTAAGATCGAAGCCAAAAGAGTTTCGGAAGAAGTGAGCCAACAGCACAACGCCGAGGACGGTGTAACGCAGACGTTCAAGAAACTATTTGGTAAACGTGACAAGCACCTGTTTGCTATCCAACAGCATATCACAGCTACACGTACACTGTTCAAGAAATCAACATTGCCTTGGAGTGATAACGGTCAGCGGCTCGTCACGACTAAAGCATACTTCAATCTGATGAAAGAGATGACGGGTATGCGAGATAAGTTTTGGGAGTTGGTCGAAGAGTTTCTTGTCGAGTACAATAACAAGATAATCGACATGCAGGCACGCATGGGTTCACTCTTCAACATAGACGAGTACCCAACGGTAGATGAATTGCGTAAATACTACGGCTTCAAGCTAGAGGATACTCCGCTTATGCCTGTAGGTGATTGGCGATTGGATATCAATGCGGATGCCTTGCAGTCTGCAAAGGATCGTTATGCCAAGATGTATTCGGATAAAGTCGAGGCGGCTATGCTAGATATATGGAAGCGTCTGTACGAGCCATTGGCTAACATGTCCGAACGTCTGGATTATGAAGACACAGGTGAGATGGAGGAATACTATACCAAGCCAACAGCGGCAAATCCGGCCGGTGTTTTGAGAACCCGTAAGAAAGGTGTGAAGATATTCGGGGGCAACCTTGTGTCAAACATCACAGATATGGTCGATGTGCTAAGAGTTAGCAATGTGACTAACTCGCCGAGAATGAACGATATGGCAGATCGATTAGAGAATGCTTTGCTAGGCGTAACCGTCGAAAGCTTGCGAGAAGATGAACAGCAACGCAAGCAAGCAAAAGCAGATATTGATGCGGCAATCGCTGCATTACCAACCTTAGACATATAATCATAGAGAAGGAGAACAACATGTCTATTTCAGCAAGCGCACTCGCAGTGGGTGTAGATGATATCGTAGATGCACTGGTAGCTACAGTGCCACAACCACCAGAGGATAAAACATCCGTGATCGTCGAAGGCGAGATGGGTATCGGTAAATCTTCAATCCTAAAAGAGCTGGCGAAGAAGTTGCCTGAGCATATACCTATATACTTCGATTGCACTACCAAGGCGGATGCGGGCGATGTTATGATGCCCAAGTTCAAGGATCTCGATGGTCAAGACTATGTTAGCTTTGCGACTAACGAAGAGTTGGGTATGCACCTCAAGGACAAAAAGCTAATCATTATGATTGACGAGGTCGGCAAGAACAAATCTATCCAGAACCCAATGAACCGTTTGTTTCAAGAACGTATGGTTGGCATGAATACCTTGCACCCAGAAAGTATCGTATTTGGTACGACTAACTTGGGGTTCGAGGGTGTTGGCGATTCGTTTCTTGCGCACAGTTGCAACCGCGTATCATTCATCCGTATGCGTAAGCCTACAGCGATGGAATGGATCGAGTGGGGTATTGGTGATGGTGAGATTGACCATACCATGCTTGCATGGGTCAAAGACAATCCGCAAGTTATGCACGCGAGCGACAGTATCGAAAACCCAGATGATAACGAGTTTATCTATCACCCGAAGGCTATGGGTCGTAGGTCGTTCTTCACACCGCGTTCGGGTCACAAGGCTTCGAACTGGTTGAAGTTGCGTGACCAAATGAGTGACAATGCTTTGCGTGCGTTACTTGTTGGTACGATTGGCGTACGTGGTGGCAACGATCTGTATGCGTACCTGAAGGTGGCAGATGACCTGCCGAGTTTGGAGAGTATCAAGAAAGATCCAAAGAGCGCAAAGATACCAACTAAAGCGGCGGCTATGTGTATGGTTATCTATCGTACACTTGCAGGTATCGAAGCAGACTGGATGAACCCGTGGATGGAATACCTGAACCGTCTTGATCCAGAAGCGCAAGGTATGTTCGCTAACGGTATCCGTTCACCGAAGTATCCGAAGCAATCAATGGTTATGCAGAACCGCAAATTCACAGAGTGGGCGGCGAAGAATAACTACATGTTTTCAGCAGACCAATAGGGAGAATGACTAATGGTATTTAAGTTAGACAGTCGGCTAACTCTTGAAGAGAGGCTAGCCAAAGCCGTTGTCGCTATTATGAATGAAGCCCCTGCAATCGCAGGGGTTCTGATGATTGGCGAACGACAAATCATTGACGACAACTACAAAGGTAGAAACAAAAGTTGTAAGACAGCTTGTACCGATGGTCGTAACGAATGGTACAACCGAGAGTATTGCGACAAGCTAAGCGATAGACAGCTACGGTTTGTTATCATTCACGAGGTGTATCACAAGATGTATCGACACTTGATAACGTGGCAACACTTGCACAAGCTAGATGCCATGCGTGCTAACATGGCGATGGACCTACATATCAATCCGAAGATACTTGATGAGTTCGGAGACTTTGTCGAGTTCAACGATGCTTGGTTACTTGATCGTAAGTATGACAAGACATGGGATACTGCACGTATATTCTGGGACTTGCGCGGAAACGGTGGCGGTAGCGGTGGCGACGAGAACGATGGTGGCAACGGTGGCAAGCCCGTTGATGACCACGATTGGGAAGGCGCTGAGGATATGTCCGAAGAAGAACAGAAAGAACTCGAACGTGAGATTGACGAGACACTACGTCAGGGCGATACTGTTGCAGGTAAAGGCGCAGGTAATTCCGACATAGACCTAGGCGAACTTATGAAGGCTCAGGTGAAGTGGGAAGAAGCACTGTCCGAGTTCATGGTATCTACCTGTGCAGGTACAGATCTATCTACCTACCGTAGACCCAAGCGACGGTTCATAGGCGAGGGTATCTATATGCCTTCAACTTACAGCGAAGCGGTGGGCGAGCTAGTTATTGCGTCCGATACGTCTGGATCGGTGGCATCCTGTCAACCTTATTTTCTAAGCGAGATTGATCGTATCCTAAAAACTGTGACGCCCGAAAAAGTCAGGCTGATATACTGGGATCACAAGGTGCAGAAAGAAGAGGTCTATGAGCCAGACGAGTACGACAGGCTTATCAATTCTACTTCGCCTAGAGGTGGTGGGGGTACAGACGTAAACTGTGTCACCCAACATATTGCCGACAATCTGATAGAAGCACAAGCGGCGGTCATTTTTACCGATGGCCACTTCTACAACGGATGGGGTAACTGGCATTTGCCGACCCTCTGGTGCGTGTTAGACAGTGGGCTAACTTCGCCCGTTGGTAAAACCGTTCACATCAAGTCTTCGGAGTTACGCCGATGGTAGAGTACTTTACTGCCTTGCTCCTACACTACTACATACAGGAGCATCAAATAACGACAATCGTATGGTTTGAAACAGAAACCGATTGTCAAAAGGTAATGCAATATAAACTTGCAGATCCTTTATACGACCAACTGTACGAATTGTACGGTAACGAAATCGAGATGTATTGTGAGCCATCACAGCACAGATCAAAATTAATCAGGCCAAAACTAAGGCCACAACAAATGGAGAATAACTAATGGCACTAACTCAATCTTTCTTTAAATCATTCGAACAAGTGGAAGCCCACTACAACAGTATCAAACCTATACGTGGTAGAGGTGATATGTTCGGGCCAATATCTCCTATTGGGGATCGGAGACGTAAGCATGAACGCATAATTAAACTAAGCCGAAACTGCTACGTATTGGATGACGGTTGGCATATGGGTTCACCTAATTATTACTATGATAAAGACGAGAAGGCACACTTACAAGCCAAGCATATGGAGTACTACGCGCCTATCGTATGGAAGCGTCACAAAGATGGACGTGTATCAGTACGTATAATGAACGGCACGGGGGGCAGTCAAAGTGCTTTTAATTCTAGGTACAGTTTCCTAGAGCGGCACTTGCCTGAAGGTATGTGGCTACAAATACTGAACGGTAAACAGTATGTTGTTAACGAAAGTCATACTCTTACTACCGTAGCAGGACCGAAATACTATCTCGCAAAAGGTAAGACGATACCTACCTTCTACAAAATGGTAAAAAGCAATATGGCACACCAGTATTGGAAGCAGTTTACTTACAAGAACGACAACGCCGCATTGGTATTCTGGCTAAACAAACATGTTAGCCAGTCGGCTAACCCTGACATAGAGTTTATAAAATGGGAATGGGATGGCAAGTCTGGCAAGCCTGATCCTAAAAAGTTTACCAAGGTAAACAAGGAAGCCAAGCAAGCATACAAACAACATATCAAGGACTTCTTTGACTGGGGTATGACTATGGTATCAATGCTACCCTTGGGTGACCATGAGTATGAAAGAAAGATCAGTCAAGAGATACACGACCATATGATAAAACGAAAGGGAAAAAGCGTTGGGTATTACAGTGGTAACTATATTAATAATAACCTATTCAAAGAAATGCTCAAAAACAAACAGCATGCGTTGCGACTACCCTACTGGGTAAACTTCGCGTTGCAATGTCATACAGGTTGGTGGGATGACAAAACTTTTTACATTCAAAATATTGATTCGCAAGAAACGCTGACGAAAGTGCGAACGCAGTACAACAACTGGGTAAACACTCAAGCAGGTTTCGTAACTAAAGGAGAGAAATAATGGGAGCGAAATACAAAACAGTAGCAGGCGCTATCGCCAACAACGACAAGAAGGATAGACTTGAATCAACTAATCCTTGGTTGTTCGGTTTTGTGGAAGCAATTTGTAGCGAACTAAAAGCAGAGTGGTCTCCAAGAGACGAAGGCTATCGCACTGCATACATATACAGACCTAATGAATTATACACGCTTGGCTATGTGGGCTACGGTGATTTCTACGAGGACACTGAAAACAGGCATAACAGAAAAGATCGTTATATGGTGTACAGCGAGAACATAAAGAATGAGAGGTATTCATATCACTGCGATCAATACTTTATGACTATGGTAAAGTCGCTAAACTCTGGTGTGGCTAAGGCACGTACGCATATGCGTACAGTACAGCCTGCACAGGCCGTTCGAAACGAGTACCGTAACTTACGAGAAAGTGCTAATGAAATACGTAGAGAAGCGGCAAAAGAATATCACGCCTCTGCACGGCCTCTGGCTGATGGCTTTATGGACAAAGCAGGAGCGTCACAATTACAGAACGAATTGTTGCATCTACGTGATATAGGACACAAATGGCTCGATCCTTCTTTTGCTACTAACTTGGATAAGTACTTTGGTGTCATACAGGAAAACAAAGCAGCCTTTGCTGATACTTATACCGCTGTGTTTGTAGACTTACCGCGCCGGGAACATGAAGAACCTAAGTATATCGTGACTAGGGACGTGAGTACCAATCATTATTCTGCGCCGCCGATAAAAGACGAACAGGTGACGGTGTACGATCAACACACCATGCCAGAAGAATTGGGCAACAAAGTGCATGCGCTTAACATACTTGCGGAGAAACAGTTTGTTCCTGACGTAGGTATGCACGCGGTGAAAGGAAGGCTATTCTATGTCGCGGAATAAATTTTTGAAAGAACCTCTTGACGGTACGGTTTATCGTGTTTACATAGATCCTACTTCAAATAGATGTGATGTGACATGTCTAGGCCTAGATTGTGATGATTTCCTACAAATGACTAAGGATAGGGATGAGTTACCCGACTGGCTAACTAATAAAGTAGCAGTCCTAATGCTTATGAACAAGGACAACTACATGCACGTAGTGGAGGGTGTCGGTATGCGTAAGAACGCTGACACCTTTTACGTAACCGCTGAAGGGCAGAGGCTATATGACCTGCACTTAGTATCAAATACGAGGGATCGAGTGTACCTAGAAGAAAAACAAGACAGGCACTTACGGTGGTTAAAACAAACCGTCCAAAATTTAAGGGACGAGAAAAACAGCCGTGATCCAAGGCCGCGAATACAACAGGAGCTTTGGGCTGCGGAGAAAGAACTACAAGACTATCGCGACAAGTTAGATAAATTTAGGGCAAAGAGCAATGCTTTGGATTTGTGGGACAAGTGGGGGTATAGAATAAAGCTATGACCCCTGAAGCGAAAGTAAAAAAGAAAGTAGTACGCATACTTAAAGAAGCAGGTGCGTATTATTTCTACCCAGTAACGGGTGGATTTGGTCGTAGTGGTGTGCCTGATGTTGTGGCTTGTTATAAAGGCAGGTTTATCGGCATTGAATGCAAGGCAGGTAAGAATAAACCGACACCGCTACAGCAGAAAAATTTGGACGACATAACAAAAGAAGGAGGACTAGCATATGTTATCAATGAGGATAACGTCAATCTCGTTGAGGTTGTAATTCAAAAACTAAACTCGGAGGCTAAGTAGCCAAAATGAATAATAATATTCGAACTGCTAATATGCTTAAATTCTTTCCAAACTCTATATATAAACGCATACTGATAGAGACAATTCTAGATGGCGTGAACCATGAGGGTTTCGGTATTACTGAACAACAGGAAAGAGTGTTTATTAGCCCAAAAATAGTTAAGGACTTAGACATAAGGGTAGGAGATATAATAGAAGCTCTCATTGCCCCTAACGAAAAGTCCAAAGCTGAGTCAACACCTTGGACGGTATGTCACTCTAGTATGACTAAAGTGCTACCAGTAGAAGCGCCAGAGGAAGTGCTATCCGAAAGACAGATAGAGCTATCCATAGAAGAGCGTATTACAGAACTGTTACAACAGTCTGAAAACGAGTATCCGCACAAGGTAGGTGAACTATCGGAAAAACTAGATATCAACACTGACCAAGTGCAACTTGCATTGCAACGCATGCACAATGCAGGGGATATCTGGGAAGCCAAGATAGAACGTAAAGGTAGCCAAGATAGAGCTTCTTATGTGCTATGGGCTTTAGACGATGAATGGTTCGCAGTTGAATGTGAATAACTAAAAACAAGGGAGCGGCCTATACGGTCGCTCTCTCCATATATACAAACAGGAGAACACCTATGGGTAAGAAAGAAGAAATAGTCTGGAAGTATCTACTTCAAAATCCAACAGCCGATGCTGAAGAGGTAGCAAGAGAGACACAAGTGTCATACACACACGTCAAGAAATGTATGAATAAAATAGGCACGCCGAAAGAGGTGTTAGCCAGTCGGCTAACTAATGGAGATGCACGAAAAAACATACGAATGATATGTGAAAATCCTCCTTCCAAGGAAGAAGAGGCAGAGTTTGAAATCGAGGATTTATTTGACGAAATTGAAGACGAATGGGCGAATAAGATGCCCTCTTATTCTCGACAAGATGTACTGACAGAGGCAGGTAACCTAATCGACGGAGACAGGCATAAACAGTACGGTGAAGCTAAAGATAACTTTGCTTTGATCGCCAGATATTGGAATGGACATCTTGGATTAATAGACTTTATTACTGTTCGTGATGTGGCTATAATGATGGCACTTATGAAAATCGCTAGAGTTCATGGCGATGGGCGCAAGTCTAGAGATACATTTGTAGACATATGTGGATATGCTGCACTGGCAGGAGAAATAAACGATGGCGAGGATGGCTAAAAAGCCGCCGAAAATATCACAAAATGCGAAGGTAGGTTTGGGCGTTATTAACGCTCGTTACCTGCCTAGCAAAATAACATTGCCAGAAGCACCTTGGGAGAGCAGCGATGAAGATAGTGACGTTGGATTTCGAGACGTACTACGACAGGGATTACAGCCTATCAAAGATGACGACTGAAGAATACATTCGGGACGACAGGTTTGAGGTAATAGGCTTAGCAATAAAAAAAGAAAACAATCCTACCAAATGGGTACAAGGCCAAGAAAGAGTTGAGAGTTTGCTCTCGCATATAGACTTGTCTCAGTACGCAATACTCTGTCACAACACCGCCTTCGATGGTGCAATACTAAACTGGCGGTACGGAATTAACCCCAGACTTTGGTTAGACACTATGTGTATGGCTCGCGCCCTACATGGAGTTGAGAAAAGTGTTAGCTTGAAAGCCGTAGCCGAACGTTACGGTGTAGGGGTGAAGGGGGATGAAGTTGTGCGAGCGTTAGCCAAGCGGCTAACTGATTTTACCGACACAGAAATAGCTGACTATGCAAGGTATGCTCGCAACGATGTAGACCTCACACACAAGATTTTTAATCTTATGGCGCGAAACCAGTTCCCACGACAAGAATTACGGTTAATAGATCGCACTCTACGTATGTTTATAGAGCCTACGCTAGACTTAGATTTGTTTCTCTTAGAACAGCATTTAGAAGAAGTTCGTGAGCGTAAAGACAAGTTACTACGCGATGCCAACATTACAGACAAAAAAGATTTAATGTCCAACCAGAAGTTCGCAGGGTTATTAGAAGGTCTAGATGTGACCCCACCCATGAAGATTAGTCCAACCACAGGTAAAGAAACTTTTGCGTTTGCGAAGAGCGATGAAGATTTCAAGGCACTAGCAGAACACCCGGATGATAGAGTACAGACACTTGTGAATGCACGTATGGGTACGAAGAGTACTTTGGAGGAGACAAGGACAGAAAGGTTTATATCTATAGCCAAGCGAGGGTTACTACCTGTGCCGATTAGGTATTACGCCGCGCATACTGGTAGATGGGGTGGACAGGATAAGATCAACCTACAAAACTTACCAAGCCGAGGTCCAAACGCCAAGAAGCTAAAGAGCAGTATCATAGCCCCAGAGGGACACGTATTGATAGATGCAGATAGTGCGCAGATTGAAGCTCGCGTACTAGCATGGCTTGCCGAACAGACAGACCTAGTTAGCCAGTTTGCTAACGGTGAGGATGTGTATATAAAAATGGCCTCTCGCATATACGATGTTAAAGAGAAAGACGTGGCTAAAGAACAGCGTTTCGTAGGTAAGACTACAGTGCTTGGTGCAGGTTATGGCATGGGGTATATAAAGTTTAGGGATCAGCTAAAAAACTTTGGCACTGAAGTCACCGAGACTGAGGCTAGGCGTATCATAAACATATATCGTAATGTAAACTTTCAGATACAGAAACTCTGGGACAATGCAAACTTTGCTTTGGAACAGATGTGCTATAATTCTACCGTACGTCTTGGCAAAGAAGGCGTACTGCAAGTGATGGGTGAAGACAATGCTATACGCCTTCCATCAGGATTGTGCATTTTTTATGAAGATTTGAAATATACTCGTAACGAGGATACAGGTAGGGACGAGCTTACGTACAAGGTTCGCCGAGGCCGAAATAAGATATATGGTGGCAAGGTAATAGAGAATGTATGTCAGGCTATTGCACGATGTATAATTGGTGAACAGTTGCTAAACATAGCAAAAAAGTATAAAGTTGTGTTAACAGTGCATGACTCGATTGTGTGCTGTGTAAAAGAAAATGAAGCCGAGGCCGCGCAGGAATATATAGAGACGTGTATGAGAACAGCACCCGAATGGGCGCGTGATCTTCCTATAGATTGCGAAAGCGGTATTGGTAAATCGTACGGAGAATGTGAGTGACTAGAGCAGCCCCGTGGTCTTTCAGTAAACTCAAGGCATTTGATACATGCCCAAAACAGTTCTACCATGAGAAAGTATTGAAGGAATATCCTTTTGTACAGACGGATGCTATTATATACGGCAACGAATTTCACAAAGCCTGTGAAAATTATATAGGTGACGAAGAACCCCTACCTAAAAAATTTATGTATGTAAAAAACGCGCTAGATACTTTGAACGGTAAGCGAGGGGTAAAGTTATGCGAAAAGAAGTTAGGTATAACGGCAGACCTAGAGCCGTGTGACTTCTACGACAAACGTGTATGGTTTAGAGGCATTGCCGATTTGCTTATAATAGATGTTGTGGGTAATGTTGCATGGGTAATAGATTACAAGACGGGTAAGTCTGCTAAGTATGCAGATAAAGGGCAGTTAGAACTCATGGCGCTATCTGTATTCGCGCATTACCCCGACATAGAAAAAGTAAAAGCAGGGTTATTTTTTGTTGTTGCAAAGGATTTGGTAAAGGAAACTTACAAAATCTTAGATAAAGCAACTCTTTGGAAGAAATGGATGACAAACTATGCTAGAATGGAGGTAGCGTTCGAAGCAGACGTTTGGAACCCACGTCCATCTGGCTTGTGTAGACGCCATTGTCAAGTAACAGAATGTCCTCACAACGGGAGTAACTGATGCCTTATAAAAACAAACCGCGCCCTTACAAAAAAGAATACAAACAGCAGAAGTCGAGGGGCGAGCATAAAGATCGCATGGAACGACAACGTGCGCGAAGAAAAATGGATAAGAAAGGTATCGACCGAAAAGGTAAAGATATCGCACACAAAAAAGCATTGAGCAGGGGTGGGTCAAACAAAGATGGCGTAAAGCTACAAAGCCCAAAGAAAAACAGAGCAGCAGGTGGTAAACTAAGTCGTGGAAAGCGTAAATAATATTTCGGAGAACAACATGCAGATAGTGGAAGACAAAGCTCTTCTGTTAACCCTGCAAAACCCAAAACAGATTACTACGGTAATCCCAAAAAGTAAGGAGTTGTCATTGAACAAAGTTGTCGTGAATTGGGGAGTGGATGAAGCTCACACGTTACAGTCTTTAAATATACCTGTACCGTCACCTATAGAGAAACAGTATGAGTGGGTAGGTAAGTTTACCCCATACCAACACCAGAAAGATACAGCGTCTTTCTTGACCATGAATAAGAAGGCGTTTTGTTTTAACGAACAAGGCACGGGTAAGACTGCTTCAGCTATATGGGCAGCAGATTTTCTCATGCAGAAAAAGATAATAAACCGCGTGCTAGTAATATGTCCTTTATCTATTATGGATTCGGCGTGGCGCAACGATCTCTTTTCTTTTGCCATGCACAGAACAGTAGACGTGGCGTACGGTAATAAGGACAAACGAGCCAAGATTATCAACAACGGGGCCGATTTCGTTATAATCAACTACGATGGTGTAGAAGTGGTGAAGGATGTAATAGCCAACGGCGGGTTTGATTTGGTTATAGTGGACGAAGCTACACACTACAAAAACGTACAGACCAAACGGTGGAAAACACTTAATAAGCTTGTAGGTGAAGATACGTGGGTGTGGATGATGACAGGTACACCTGCCGCGCAATCCCCGTTAGATGCATACGGATTGGCTAAAATGATAAATCCGTTACAAGTGCCTAGGTTCTTCGGTACTTTTAGGGAGCAGGTTATGTACCGTGTCACGCAGTTTAAGTGGGTTGCAAAAGATACGGCAAAAAGCACTGTGTTCGCAGCGTTGCAACCTGCCATTAGGTTTACAAAAGAACAGTGTTTAGACCTGCCTGATATGGTGTACGCCAAACGTAAGGTAGAACTGACAACGCAACAGAAGAAATATTATGAGATGTTGCGTAAGCGTATGGTCATGCAGGTTGCAGGGGAGCATATAACCGCTGTGAATGCAGCAGTGAATATAAACAAACTGTTACAGATATCAGCAGGTGCTATCTATACTGATGACGGAGACAGTATACAGTTCGACATCTCCAACAGGTATAAAGTATTGCGAGAAGTGATAGACGAATGTTCGCAGAAAGTATTAGTATTTGTTCCGTTTCGACACACCATAGATATGTTAGCCAACAAGCTAACCAGCGACGGCATCACGTCTGACATCATACGAGGAGACGTATCAGCACATAAAAGGTCGGAAATATTTGATCGTTTTCAAAACACACCTGACCCCAAGGTGCTTATCATACAACCCCAAGCAGCAGCACATGGCGTAACTCTTACAGCCGCAAGTACTGTTGTATGGTGGGGACCGACTTCGAGTTTAGAAACGTACGCACAAGCTAACGCAAGGGTGCATCGTTCTGGACAGAAGCATAAGTGTACTGTGATACAACTTGCAGGGTCACTTGTGGAGCAGCGAGTTTACTCTCTCTTAGACGATAAGATAGACGCTCATTCTGCTATAATAAATTTATACAAAGAAGTACTTGACTAACCTATGTTTAGTCACTATGTACCAAATATAACTACATTCGGAGACAAAAATGCAAGTTCCAATAGAAAAGCTTACGAAAACGTACATTAAGATACGTGAGAAGCGAAAAGTGTTGTCAGAGGAATTCAAGGAGAAAGATAGTAAGCTTCTTGGACAACTCAATAAAGTATCGCAAGCGTTGCTTGCACACTGCGATGAGCATGGTGTTACAGGTGCTAAGACTACAGAAGGGCAGTTTTACAGAACCGTAAAACAACGATACTGGACTAGTGATTGGGAACAAATGTACAAGTTTGTTTTAGAACATGAAGCTCCAGAGCTTATGGAAAAGCGTCTTAACCAGACAAACATGCGGCAGTTTCTTGAGGAAAACCCTGATCTACTACCAAAAGGTTTAAACGTAGATTCAGAGTATACAATATCTGTGAGGAAACCATGACAGAGAACGCATATGTAAATGTAGAAAGTCTCGCTAAATACTTTGGCGTGTCAACTTCAACCATTCGTAAATGGGTACGTGAAGGTATAATTTCACGAGACCATTATATTCGTGCAGGGGATACATACCGCTACAATAAGGAGGCGATTGAGAAGGCATTAACAAAGCCGAAACCGCCTAAAAACGAAGAAGTAAAGGTATGGACAGCACACTAGATAGCAATGCTCCGCATCCTAACCGCATAAGCATTCGTGAAGGACAGTTTCGCAGTGTGGTAAATGGGGAGCAAACAGAGATAAAGGGAGATGGCTATGTTAACATGGTGGTTCTAAATGCCGCTAGAATAGCTAGAACCTTTTATTCAGGGGCATATGACCCTGATAATCCATCTGCCCCTACGTGTTGGTCGTCAGATACACAGCTACCTTCTTTAGACGTTCCAGAAGGTCAGGTGCAAGCTAGACGCTGTATGGACTGTAGACACAACATAAGAGGTTCGGGGGGAAACGGCGGTCGTGCGTGCAGGTACTCGCAACGTATCGCTATAGCCTTGGAGGGGCAGATGGACACTATCTATCACTTAAACCTACCTGCAACGTCTATTTTTGGTAATATAAAAGATGGACATATGGGATTACAAGCGTATGCTAAGTTCCTCAGTAACAGGAAAACAAATTCCTTATCTGTAATAACACAGGTATATTTCGATGAAAAAAGTTATGTGCCTAAGTTATATTTTAAAGCGTTAAGACCTCTTACAGAAGAGGAGTTACAAGACGCTTTAGAATTAAAAAGTAGCGATGCTGCAAGCCAAGCAGCATTACAAAAAGTAACAGTGTCTAATGATAGTGTTACTAAAACCTCACCGTTTACAGAAGTAGACGGGTTTGTATATAATTAGGAGAAAGCTAAGATGGCGAATAAACCAACCACGCACATAATAAGAGATGTGCAAGCCTTGTACCCGAAAATCAATCAGACGTACAAGTATGACAGTAAGGCAGGGGAGAGAGGTAGAACTGTTCCTTGTCCTGCGTCAGACGAGGGTGCGAAATACGAAACCTCTTTCAAAATGACAAAGCCACAGGCGCAAGCCCTGTACGCTGTCATGGAAGCCGCATACAAAGAAGCGGCGAGTAAACAATCGGATTGGCCTCAAGCCCTTCCGAAACCTGCTGAAATCTTTAAGAAAGACGCTAACGATGGTATGTTTATTGGTGATGCACGTTTAAAAGGTAAGTACGGCAACCAACTCACAGAGCCACCTATGCAGGTTGACTCAAAAAATACAAAGCTACCACCAGACTTTGAATTGACTACGGGTAGCAGAGTTAACCTTAGCGTTGTCCTAGTGCCGTATTCTATGCGTGAGCATGGTGTATCGCTACGACTAAAGGCGGTACAAGTTTTAGAACTTGCAGAAAGAAAAGCATACTCGCCTTTCGATGTTGAAGACGGAGGCTTTTCTGTCGAAGACACAGGAACAACAGGGTTCGAAGATGTAGCTGCATCAGCAGATATAGAACCTGACGAAGTATCCGAAGAGGTTGCTGAACCTAAGAAGGTTAAGAAAAAGAAAGCAGAGGCTGCTCCTGCTCCAGATCAAGACCTTCAAGGTATCTTAGACGATTGGGCTGACGAAGACGCGGCCTAATACTAAGATAAGCCGTGACGGGGGCGTTCGCCTGTTCCTCGTCACGGTAATAACCCTCGGAGAGCAGCAATATGAAAACTATAGATTTTTTACGTTCTGTATTAGGGGACGGTGATGGGCATTATTGTATGTTCGCCGCCAATGCAGAGACTAACAAACGGGTGCAAAAGTTTTATGATAGTGTAGGCGCTGTTGCAGATGCAGCAGAAAGCTTTGACGAAGATGGCTATGACGTCTACTTCGGTCTCGGCACGCTTACAGAAGCAGGTAGCCGTAAGAAAGATAATGTATCCCACTTACAGTCGTTTTTTCT